AAAATATCTTTAATGATGATGAGAAATATAAGCAATTTGTGAGTACTGATGAGGGTAAAATGACTCACTCATACTCCTCATTAATGAAGCAAAATATAGAAGCAACTGAAGCAAGTGAACCTCTTCATCTTGTTGTTAATTTAAAACCACCAACAGGTAAGTCTTCTCAAAATTTAGATGCTTCAAGAGATGAATTTTTCTCTAAGCATATAAAAAGATTAGAAGATTTGATGATAAAGTCAAACAAGTTACCATTGGATGATCTTACTAGAAGAAGATATGCATGGAATCATCCTGATTGTCAGCATGTAGCACTTGCTCAAGACAGAACTGCTGAGAAAAACAAGTGTGTTATACTACTAAAGAATCGTGATTTTAATTAATAGAAAAGGGGGTTTATACCCCCTCTTTTTTTGTCTAAATACAGGTAGGAGACCTGCGTTCCACTATCATGAGTCGTAAAGAATTTAAATTGAAATTACTACAACGTTTTGAGGATGCTTTAGAAGTAAGACTTGCTGGAGTTAAAGCTGCGAAAGCAAAACTTGAAGAACAAATAAACAGAGATGAATAATGGCAATTAGAAAACCCCCTGCTGATAGACCAGGAACACCTATTGAGAATAGAAATTTTCTATCACCTGTTGGTTTTAAATTCTCTTTAAAGAGAGCACCTGCAGTTGCATTCTTTTGCAACCAAGCAAATATTCCTTCAATTGATCTTGGTATTGCGGAGCAACCAACATGGTTAAAGAATATTGATGTGCCTGGTGATAAAATACAATTTGGTGATCTTTCTTTAAGATTTTTAGTTGATGAAGATTTAGTCAATTATATGGAACTTCAAAGATGGATTCGTGGATTAGGTTATCCTGAGAATATGGATGAGTTTCGTAAATTAGAAGGTGAAGCAGTATTACCAGCAAACTTTGGTCAAGCAGGAGATAATATCTATTCTGACGGAACACTTCAAATTTTAAGTAGTAACTTGGTTCCACAGTTTCAAGTAGTCTTTAGTGATCTTTTCCCTTACAGTCTTTCAACTGTTACATTTGATGCAACCGATACTGACATAGAATACTTTACAGCAGACGTGTCTTTCAAGTATACTATATACAACCTCACTGATATGGAAAACAAAGCTTTATGAGTTTAAGTCTTGAATCTATTCAAGAGATGTGGGAAAAAGACGCAAAGATAGACAGAGATAATCTACATGAAGAATCGTTGAACATCCCCTCTCTACATGCAAAGTATTTTGAATTATATAATACTATCTTCCTTTTAAGAAAGAAAGCAGAACAACAAAGAAAAAATATTCGTCATGAACGGTATGAATATTTTAGTGGGAAATCCGACCCAGAAGTATATCAAGATAATCCCTTTCCCAAGAAAATAAGAGATAAGGATACGATGCAAAAGTATTTGGATGCGGATGAAAAGTTATCCAACAGTTCTCTAAAAATAGATTATTATGATACAATGTTAGTATACTTAGAAAGTATTCTTAAGGTGATACAAAACAGAACCTATCAAATTAAGAATGCAATAGAATTTATGAGGTTTAATTCAGGTCTTGGATAAACATATTTTTAAAAAAAATGCAGCTTTAACTCAAGAAGAAAGTAATAATTGCATTAAATATTTTGAAGAAGATAAGGATCCTAAAGAAGATAAAATAAGAGGGTATTCTTTAGTATTTGCTTCTTTAAGATATGATGAATTTAAATTTTTAGGACATCTATTAGCAACTAATATTAATGAATATGTTAAACAACATTCATTTTTAAGTAATAATGTATTTCCTTGGACTATGGAGGAATGGTTTAATATCCAAAAATATTATCCTGGTAATTGTTATTCAGGAGAACATATGGAACATGGAAAAGATGATCATAACTGTAAAAAAATATTGGGATGGATGTTTTATTTAAATGATATAAAAGAAGGTGGAGGAACTTGTTGGCCTCAACAAAATTTTATTACTACTCCTAAAAGAGGGGATTTGTATATTTGGCCAGCAGGATGGACACATAGTCATTATGGCATAGCTGCACCTAAAGAAATAAAATATATACTCACTGGTTGGTGTAGTTTTAAATGACTTACCAATACTTAATAAATACCCATACATAGATGCATAGGTCAATGAAAATAGCAATAGTTGGAGCTGGAAATGCTGCATGTATAACAGCATTAGCATACCGTCTTTATGGACAGATAAGAACAGATCAAATTAAAGAAATTGAAATTTATTATGATCCTAATATTCCTATAGAGAGAGTGGGGCAAGGATCTTTACCTACTATTACTAGTATGGTATCCCAACTTTTGAATGTTAATTATTATCAACCAGAAAATAAACTGAAGGCAGTTCTTAAGAGTGGAATATTATATGAGAATTGGGGTAAGGAAACACCCAAACATTTCCATCCATTTTTAATGGCTAATATGGCGATGCATTTTTCTCCGTATCACTTATCTAAAGCAGTATTAGAAAGTGGGTTATTTAAAGTAATAGAAAAAAATATAGATGATCCAGAATCAGAAATAGATGCTAATTTTATTTTTGATTGTAGAGGAAGAAATAATAGAGATAAAGAATTATACAATGATCTTATTAATCCATTAAATGCAGTTATTCTTTCTAATAAAAAAGTTATAGATCCTGATTTAATTTATACCAGAACAGTAGCTACTCCTCATGGCTGGACATTTGTTATTCCAACTGGTGAGGGTGTATCTTATGGTTATCTTTACAATCGCAATATAACATCTAAAGAATTGGCAGAAAAGGATTTCATTGAAAGATTTGATGTAGTACCTGATGGGTATTTAAATTTTGATAATTATATGGCTAAAAATATGTTTGTCGGAGAAAGGACTATATTAAACGGTAATAAATTATTTTTTCTAGATCCATTAGAAACTACTGCTCTTGATTTTTATCATGAAGTAGCGGGATGGGCTTGGAATGTTATTGCAGGAGATATCTTTGTAGATAAATGGCAGCATCTAGATCAATGTGAAGGAGGAAAAATTCTTTCTAGGACAGACTATATTAATAATATAGTTCAAGAGGGAATGAGTAAAATTCAAAAGTTTATTTTGTGGCATTATTCTAAAGGATCTATATATGATACTCCCTTTTGGGATTATGCTCAATTCTTAGGTAAGGATACTTTTAAAGATGATGAAGAATTTAAGAAAATATTAGAATATTCTAGAAAACATAGTGATGCTCACTTATGGGATGATAACGCAATGTATCAGTCATGGGGAGCAATAAGTATTAGAAATTGGGACAAGGTGAAGTAACATGCAAGAACATTTTATACTGACAAATTTTTTTCCTGATGATTTAAGAAAAAAATTAATAGAAGATTGTAAACCTTTTCTTAAGAAATTATCAGAGGAAGGAAAAACAGAATTTCCAGCATATCAATCTGATAATGATTTGCGTTGGTTTGAACAATTTAGTGATATACATTATGCGGCTGATCTGTGTGCTCAAGAATATCTTCAAAAAAAATTGAGACCAGATAGATCATGGTGTATTATGACTCAGGGTAAGGAGGATCAATATTCAATGCATAATCATCCTGTAGATTATGTAGGAATATATTATATGAATTCACATCCTTCTTTTGCAAATGGAACTGAGTTTAAAGAGTATGGATTTGTAGAAGCTCCTGAAAATAGTATGTTATTATTTCCTGGACATTTATACCATAGTCCTCCTCGGTTTGAAAAAGATTGTAGTGAATATTTTGAGAGGTATACAATGTCATTTAATTGGTTTGTTGAAAAAGATTAATAAATAACCCAGATGCATGGGTTAAGTGATTGACACAAGAGCCAATGTCATAATATCTAAGGCTAACGAAGTATTTTTAAAAATTAATTCTGAACCTCATATTGAGTATGAGTTAAGAGACCACTTTACTTTTGAAGTAGAGGGAGCAAAGTTTATGCCCCAATACCGAAAGAGAAATTGGAATGGAGAGATACATCTGTTCGATATGAGATCAAAACAAATCTATGTAGGTTTGTTAGATAAAATTATTTCTTTTTGTGAAAGACACGATTATACTTATAAATTTGAAGATAACCAATACTATGGTACACCCTTTGAAGTTAATGAGGGAATATCATATGATGGTGTAAAAGATTATATGAGATCTATTTGCAGTCATCAACCAAGAAAATACCAAGTTGAGGGAGTATACGATGCCTTAAGACATAATAGAAAGCTATTGATATCACCCACTGCTTCAGGCAAATCTTTGATGATTTATTCTCTTGTAAGATATTACGTAGAGAAAGAGCAAAAAATCCTTTTAGTCGTTCCCACGACATCTCTCGTAGAACAGATGTATAAGGACTTTTTGGATTACGGTTGGGATGCTGAGTCATACTGCCACAAGATATATGCAGGGAAAGAAAAAACTAATGAGTTTCCAGTTACAATTACCACTTGGCAATCAGTATATAAACTAGAAAGATCATTCTTTGAAGATTATAATGTAGTTATAGGAGATGAAGCACACCTATTTAAGTCGAAGTCTTTAATATCTATAATGACAAAATTGCATCATGCCAAGTATAGATTTGGATTCACAGGAACACTCGATGGAACTCAAACACATAAATGGGTATTAGAAGGATTATTTGGACCTGCATATAAAGTTACTAGAACTGATGAGTTGATGAGAGAAGGACATCTTTCCCAATTAGATATTCAATGCATAGTTCTTAAGCATCCACAACAAAAATTTGAAACTTATCAAGATGAAATTGAATATTTAATAAGTCATCAACAAAGAAATAATTTTATTAAAAATCTTTCATTAGATTTAAAAGGAAATAGTCTTGTTTTATATTCACGAGTAGAAACTCATGGACAAGTCCTTTATGATTTAATAAATAAAGATAAGAAAGATGATCGTAAATTATTTTTTATTCATGGAGGTGTAGCAGCCAGTGAAAGAGAAATGGTTCGAGAAATTACTGAAACCCAAAATAATGCTATAATAGTTGCATCTTATGGCACATTCTCAACTGGTATTAATATTAAAAACCTCCATAATGTTATCTTTGCTTCTCCAAGTAAATCACGCATACGCAATTTGCAGTCAATTGGACGAGTTCTTAGAAAAGGAACAAACAAAGTAAAAGCAACTTTATATGATATTGCTGATGATTGTACTTATAGATCTAAAAGAAACTATACTCTAAACCATCTTATCGAAAGAATTAAAATTTACAACGAAGAAAATTTTAACTATGAGATAATAACTATCCAATTAAGAAAATGATAGAGGACGACTTTTTTGCTACTATTAAATTTAAATCAGGAGAAGAAATCTTTTGTAAAGTAGCTTCTTCTGATGAGGAAGATAGACTAATGTTACTTGTTTCCAATCCTGTTATCATAGCAGAAATTAAAGGTCGCACGGGAGTCGTAGGTTATAAAGTAGAACCTTGGTTAAAAACAACTAAAGATGATATGTTTATAATTAATATTGATGATGTTCTTACAATGTCTGAATCAAATGATATGGAAATGATATCTATGCATCAACAATACATAAAACATAATGACCAAAATGGAGATGGTAGTAGTAAATATAAACTTAATAGAAAATTAGGATATCTATCGACTATTCAAGATGCTAAAGATATTTTAGAAAAATTATATAGAACTAAGTAGCTATTTCTTCCGAACCTCCACAGAGTTATTTTAGTGGTCATTTGAATACTTGTCAAGTATTGGTATAAATGTTATACTATCTACATAGTAGTGATAAAGACTCATGGCAATAATAAGACCTATGGCAAAAAGAAAAAGGTCGGAGCATTATGTAAACAACAAGGAGTTTCTTGCTGCTTTGATTAGATATCGTGAGGATGTTGAAATTGCCAAAATTAGGGATCAACCTAAACCAGTTATACCTCGATATATTGGTGAGTGTTTTTTAAAGATTGCTAATCATCTATCCTTTAAGCCAAACTTTGTTAATTACATGTTCAAGGAGGATATGATTTCAGATGGAATCGAAAATTGCGTTCAATACATACATAATTTTGATCCTGAGAAATCCAAGAATCCTTTTGCTTACTTTACGCAAATTATACATTATGCATTTCTCCGTAGGATACAAAGAGAGAAACGTCAACTAGAAATTAAAAATAAGATTATTGAGAAATCTGGTTATCAAGAAGTATTTGATGATAGTAATAAGATTGACGGAGATAATTATTCTGAGTATAATTCTATTAAAGATGCGGTACATGCTAAACTTCGTAATTAAATGGAATCATTTGATGCTCATCATAAGGTAAGAATAGAATTAATTCCTTATCATCGTCATGAACAATTGAAGAAACAACTTTATGATGTTCTATTACATTATGAAGATAAACAAAATCATGGAACAAATGTTAAAGCTGTTATGACTGAATGGAATTTAACATCTCCCGAAATACAAGCATTAAAAGATTTTATTATAAACTCTTTGAAAGTTTTACCAGAGAGTTTAGGTTGGGGCCTTCCTGGAGATTTTGAATTTAAAAATTTTTGGGGAAATATCTATAGATATGGAGAGTATACAAATTCTCATCAGCATCTACCAGAAGATTTAACGATGGTTTATTTTTTAACTGCTCAAGAAGGAGATGCACCTTTATTATTGGATGATAGTAAAACAAGAATATATCCTGAAGAAGGTTATATAGCCCTTTTTCCTGCATATGTTCGTCATAGCGTTCCTAAACATATGTCTAATAATGTAAGAATGACTCTTTCTGGAGATATTAATAGGAAATGAAAATAGCAATCATCACAGACCAGCACTTTGGGTGTCGGAAGAACTCTAAACTTTTTCACGATTATTTCTTAAAGTTCTATAAAAATGTTTTCTTTCCTACACTTGAGAAAGAAGGTATCACCACGGTTATTAATATGGGTG